GCAACAGGAGTACCAGTAGAGCCGAGGTCAATGTTGCCAGTGATACGACCAGCAGTATTACCCTTGTTGGTAGAAGCAACGTCAGGCAACAGGTCAGTCAACACGCGTTGGTCAATCTTAATCTTCATACGCTCAGAAGCGTCTTTAGACCAAGTGTCCATCAAGTTGATGTCGGCTTGAACTTTGTCCACATCGTCTTCGATACAAGAGAAGTACTCGCCCTTGTCGATGAGCAATTGCAACTTAGGCTTGTCAGGGTTCTCTACTTGTAGAGTTTGACCCTTGGTATAAGTGCGGATGGTGATTTCAGGAGTGGTACGGATGTTGACCGTATCACCGTACTGACGAATCTCACCTTCGTAGTCAGTGTTAGAGATTGCTGCGAGCACAGTGGCGTCGTAGAAATTCTCAATCAGTTTGCCCGACCAAATCTCGGGAATGAAATTGCCCGAATACTGGGGGCGGCCAGCGGCGTTTGGATATGCCATGATGAAACTCCTCTAATCAAGCGTTAACAAGTATGCGACCTTCTCGCTGTGCAGCGAAAATATCGCGTTCAATTCGGTCACGCTCTGCTTCACGCCCTTTGTACTTACCCGACCGCACATCGTTGAAGAAGATTTTGATGTCATCAGGTGAGTAGTTCTTGGCGCTTGTTCCTGTCGGAGTACCAGTATTGCGGGAACGACCCGGCGCTACTTGTTTCTCCAACTCGGAAGCAGTCGCTGTCCGACGGTTTGTCTGAGCAACATTGGCTTGTCCAGTGAACTCAAGCCAAGATTTGAAGAAGTTACCTACACGGAAAACATCAAGACTCTTTTGCGCATCTTCTAGGATGGTTTGACGGGTCACACCAGTCAAGGGGTCTACCTGCAACAGCCAAGACTGGAAGTCAGGGTTGTCATTGATAGAACGCCAATCAGGTACGAAGTCTGTCAACTGCGCCCAGAAGTTTTGCTCCGTAGACTGCGCTTGGCGTTGAGCCAAGTTCTGTACTTGCGGAACAACATTTGCGTGCATCTGCTGAATCATTCGCTCCAACGCCACAATCTTCTGCGCAACTGGGATGAGTTCCTCGCGGGTCACACGACGCATAACGTCAAGCGACTCACCATACTCCTCTTGGTCACGGTCGGTAATCAAAGGCACATCTGCGACTTGATTGTTCCGATTAGATTGCTGCGCTGACATCGTTGCCAGCAACTGCTCCATGCTCTGTAAACGTGATTGAAGTTCTTTGTTCTGCGAGTGCAGGCGAGGAACCTCAGCGTTATACATCCCTTGGAGGGTCTTGTATTTCTGTATGACGGTATTGTCTTCAGAACCTTTTTCATCATCTACTGTTTGCTCATTGGTAGATGACTGAGTAGCATCGTTCGGTGCAGAGTTCTCGTCGGCGGTCTGGTGTTGTTCGGTAGACGACGCATTGCCATCGGCGGGCGGCTGTTGCCCCTCGCCATTGTTGTCATCACCGTTGATTTGCTTGTACAACTCCTGTACTGCCTCGGTCTGTTTGCGAATTTGCTCTGGAAGTGCCATGATTAAACGCTCCTATCGGTATGCGTGATTAGACGGCGAGTCATTTGGACTTTGCCGCTAGTTCAGGGGACTCTTTGGCGAACTTATACAGTTCACCCAACACTTGACACCGCCCCTGCGAAAGCGTCATGTTGTTTACCGCGTGAGGTAGTTGCTCAAGTTCGTGTGTCCGCCAGTCGCGTATCCAGTCCAAAAGTTCTGGGTACTGGCGAATACACACGCCAAGAGCGTGAACTACTTTGGGGTCAGGCTTTATCATGCCGCTCTCCCGCTCACACGATTACTGACTGTGTTGCCCTCCATCCCACCTTTGGGCGAGCCATCTGGGAGTTGTGGTGCGCCACCCTGAGGGGGCTGCTGTTGTGCAGCAACGGCCTCTGCTTGAGACCTAAGACGCGCCACATACCCGGCTTTTTCCCGAGATGGGATGATGTCATCCACAGGCATTTGCAACCCTTTGGCGATTTCACGAAGAATCGCTGCCCTACCATCCTTGCCGACAATTTCCATATCGACCTGATTGGCGGTTGCGTTGAGGAACTCGATACGGCGCACGTTGACAGTCTCTTTGACAGCCAAGTTGATTGCGCCTTTGGCGAGCACTTGTGCGTCGCCTTTGATTGTTTCATCCTCGTCGTAGCGCATGTTGTACACGAACTGACGTTGGACAATAGGTT